TAGAAACGCTTTATTAAACAAATAAAAATAAAATAAAATGGGATTTGATGTATCTGCATTAGCAAACTATACAAAAGAAAACGAAGCTCTACTTGTAACTTCATCTGTATTGGGTGCAAAAACTGCGTCTCTTATTAAGAGCGCTGGAAATATTATGGTTGGCGTTAAGAGTTCTGAGAAGATAAATATTTTAAGCACAGACGCTATCTTCCAAGATGGTGCTTCTTGTGGCTTTAATGCTTCTGGTTCTACTACCTTTACTCAACGTACTGTAACTCCTGGTAAAATTAAAGTAAACGAAGCTTTATGTCCTAAAGACCTTGAAGCTAAGTATTTACAAAAAGCTTTACCTACTGGCTCTATGTACGATAGCGTACCTTTCGAGCAAGAGTATTCTGAAAAGAAAGCTAAGACAATCGCTGCACAATTAGAAACTGCGCTATGGACTGGCGACACTACAAGTGTTAATGTTAACCTTAACCGCTTCGATGGTCTTGTAAAATTAATTGGTGCTGCTTCAGGTGTTGTTGCTGCAAACGCTTCTACTTACATTAGTGGTGCGCCTTTATCAAGCATTACTGCTGCTAACGTAATCTCTATCTTTGATGGTGTTTACCAAGCAATCCCTGCTAAAGTTGTAGCTGCTGACGATATGACTATCTTCTGTGGTCAAGATTTATTCCGTACTTACACTGTTGCTCTTAAAAATAGCGGTTCTTTCAATTACCAAATTGATGTTAAAGCTGATAGCGAATTTGTACTACCTGGTACTACAATTAAAGTAATTGCAGTTGCAGGTCTTAACGGAACTAACAAAGTTTACGCTATGCGTTTAAGCAATATGTTCTTAGGTACTGACTTATTGAACGAAGAAGAGAAGTTTGAAATTTTCTATGCTAAAGAAGCTGACCAAGTACGTTTCGTATCTGAGTTTAAGATGGGTGTAAACATTGCCTTCCCTGACGAAGTAGTGAAGTTTATCCTTGCATAATTTATAGGGTAGGTTGAAATATACCTACCCATTTTTTCAAACTAATTTAATTCAATAACAATGGCTTGTGCTTTAACTCAAAATTATACTCTTGACTGCAAAGACAGTTTAGGTGGTATAACCGAAGTTTATTTTATGGCAGCCTCAGATGTAACTTCTACAACAGAAGCAAGTGGTGTAATCACCGCTTTAGTAAAAGCATCTGGTAAGAAGTTCTTTAAGTACGAACTTGTAAAAGGCACTTCTCAATTAGTTGAGAATGTTAATGCAAACGTACAAAACGGAACTATCTTCTACGCTCCTGAATTGACTATCGTATTAAACAAATTACAGGCGAACACAAGAAACGAAATCTTGTTGTTGGCTCAAAACACTTTAGTAGCAGTTGCCAAAGATAACAATGGCAAATACTGGTACTTAGGAAAAACAAGAGGCTTAGACCTTACAGGCGGTAGCGCAGGTACAGGTACGGCTGAAGGCGACAGAAGTGGCTACACTTTAACCTTCACAGGTGCGGAAGCTGCCCTTGCTCCAGAAGTTAATTCTACTGTTGCAGGTCAATTAACTACCGCAGGTTCTTAGGTTGTTTTGGTTTTGTATATAGATGCCCTCGTCTTTAATTAGGCGGGGGTTTTTTATTTTGCAAACAATCGCATTACTTTATATTTATAGTTGTGATAAGATTAACTAAGGGGCAAACCCAAAATATAATACTTACCTTGACTGAAAAGCAGCTTTTAACAAGTCCTAACTATCTATTTGTTTTTGAGAATAGAAGCACAAACACGGACATCGAATTTGTTAAGCTAAACAATACCGACATAAGTGCTTACAAGGAACGTTACAACGAGTTTAGCATTGTAGTTAATAGCTACTTTAATACCTCTTTAAACGGGCAATATACTTACTCGGTTTACGAACAAGCAAGTCCTTCAAACCTAAACCCTACGGGCTTAAACCTGCTTGAAACAGGCATTATGGAACTTGAGGGTACAACTATATCATTTACCGAATACGAAACAACAAGCACATTCACAATTAGACAATAATGGAAATACAAGTATTGACATTTGCGGAAGCAAAGCAACCAGAATATAAAGAGAAAAAAGGCGAAGGGTATATGCAGTATGGTCAAAACAATGACTATCCGCAGTACTTATTAGACCTATTTAACAAATCTGCAAAGCACAATGCTATCATTAGAGGCAAAGTGAATTACATTGTTGGAAATGGTTGGGCAGGGGAGCAAGATATGATTAAAAAGGTTAATAGAGATGAGACCCTTAATGACCTAACTAAAAAAGTTGCTTTAGATTTAGAACTATTTGGCGGTGCTTATATCCAAGTTATTTGGAGTGTAATGGGCGGTCAAGTAGCGGAGTTGTGGCATTGTGATTATACAAAGATTAGAACCAATAAAGACAATACTCAGTTTTGGTATAAAGACGATTGGAAACTTACACGCAATCAAGAAAAAGCTGAGATATACAATGCGTTTAACCCTGCTAACCCACAAGGTGTGCAGATACTTTATGTAAAGGAGTATCGCCCAGGAATGAATGTTTATAGCCTTCCTGGTTATTTTGGTGCGCTTAACTACATCGAAAGTGATGTTGAAGTTAGTAAGCACGTTTTAGGAAATGCTCAAACAGGGTTTTCTGCAAGTAAACTTATTACTTTACCAAACGGAGAACCAAGCCCTGAAGAGAAGCGACTTGTAAGCAGACAATTCGACAATATGTATACGGGTGCAGACGGCAAGAAGTATTTACTTGCGTTTGTAAACGATTTAACCCGTAAGCCTATTGTAGATGATTTAGGTGCAAGTGATTTAACTAAAGAGGACTTTGGTAGAGTAGACGAGTTAATTCAAACTAACATTTTTAGCGGACACCAAATTACAAGCCCTGACTTGTTTGGTATTGCCGTTCCTGGTCAATTAGGAAACAGACAACAACTTAGAGATAGCTACGAGATATTTAATAACACCTATGTACGTTATAAGCAAATGCAAATTGAAGGGGTATTTAATATGCTTGGTCAATATGCAGGAGTTACCGAGGAGTTAAAACTTCAGCCTGTAGACCCAATCGGTATTGACTTTAGCGAAAGCGTAATTAAAGAAGTAGCACCTAAAGAATGGATATTGGAAAAGTTAGGTATTGACCCTACTAAATACGGAATAGTTGCAGAAACCGAGCAGCCAATGGCAGCAAGTCCTTTAAGTGTGAACGAGCATATTAAAGGCTTAAAAGGTAGAGAGTGGCAAAATATGCAGCGTATTATTAGAGATTTTAATAAGGGCAAGATAACAAGAGAACAAGCAAGTTCTATGTTAAAAGGCGGTTATGCTTTAAGCGATGAGGAAGTTTCTACTTGGTTAGGTGCTGAGGAATTAGAATTTAACGAAACTGATTTTCAGGTTTTCTTTGAGTTTGGAGAAGATAGAAGTGCCTACGAAGTATTTAAAAGCAAAGCAAGATTTAACGATGATGCGGACTTTGAAATGTTTGCAGATGTATCGCAGTTGCAATCTAATATCTTGGACTTAATTGTTAAGGACAAGCGTATTACTCCAGAAGTAATTGCTGACACTTTAAAAGAAGATGTAGGTGCGGTTAAGCGTGTTATTGATTTATTAATCGAGAAGGGGTTTATTAAAACAAGCGAAGTAAAGCAAGGTAAGGGCATTGATAGTAACATAATTATCGAAAGGCAACTTACTGCTCCTATTGGGCAGATTGTTGAAGCTATAAAGCCACAAACTACTCAAATTTTAATTCGTTATTCTTACGAGTGGAAACAAGGTTTTAACGATGGCGATTTAGATACAAGCAGACCTTTTTGCAAGTACTTAGTAACCGCTAACAAGTTTTATAGCCGTAGCGAAATAGAAATGATGAGTGCAAGGCTTGGTTATTCTGTATGGGATAGACGAGGCGGTTGGTATACTAAGCCAGGAACAAACACACATTCTCCAAGTTGCAGACACGAGTGGAAGTCAAACATAGTTAAAAGAAAATAAGAAATGAGCTTAAACACATTATTCATAAGCGTACAGAATATTAAAGACAGGTCTGGCTTACACGCAAACGTGGACGAGAAACTTGTATTGCCTGAGATTAAAACTGCTCAAGATATGTATATCTTACCAGCTTTAGGAAGTGCTTTATACAACCGATTACAAGCAGGTATTACGGCAAACAACTTAAACGCTAACGAGGTAATCTTATTAGACCAATACATAGCAGATACTTTAGTGCATTATGTACTTAGTGAGTTGCCAATGGGTTTGTCTTATCAATTCTATAACAAAGGCTTATTAAGAAAGAGTGGCGAGAATACCGAGAACCCTTCTATGCAGGATATGATTGACGTGGCGAATAGATACAAGGCTCGTGCGGAGTTCTACAAGCAAAGAATGATTAAATATCTAAAAGAATATTCAACACTTTATCCTGAGTACCTTAATCCTGGAAGTGGCATTGATGCAATACACCCTGAGAACGATGCTTATACAACGAGCATTTGGTTAGGCGATTTTGATTGCTGCGCAGGTAAAAGCTTCGAGGAACTATATCAAGGGAATAGAGGTTGTAGCGACTGTTAAATATGAGCAAAGTAACAACAATAAAAAACCAAAATAAGCTTCGTGTTTATTTAGAAAAAATTAAGAATGAGCCTGACGTTAAACCAAATAGTCAAACAAATAACAACACTCGGAAGCGACCACGAACAAATTAACTTTGTTTACTTCGGCGATGTGTGGGAACGTTTAAGCAATGGCGAGGTTACTTACCCTGCTATGTTCTACACCTTAACGGGTGCGACTATAAACGCTAAAAATATTACCTATAATTTTAGCCTTTATTTTATGGACAGAATGTTAATGGAAGAAACAAACGAAACCGAAGTTTTATCCGATATGACTTTAGTAGGTCAAGACATAGTTGCGCAATTAAGATACCCTAAAGCAATTTGGGATATTGGCGATACCGCTCCTTTGACTTACTTTACCGAAAGCGACCCCGACTATCTTGCAGGAGTTAAGATAGATATTACAATGGAATTACCTTACTTAAACGATAGATGCCAAGTGCCTTCTATTTATACATACTAAAATGATAGGAAAAAAGATTAACCAATTAGCGACCGAGTTAGCACCAGTTAGTACCGATTTAACTATTATAGGCGACCCGACAACAGGAGTAAGTAAAAAGATTACACTTGCTCAATTAGGAGCGATATTTAGCGGTGCAGTTAGCTTTTATACTGACTTAGCTTCGTTCCCTGCAACGGGCGATATTAACGTTATCTATTGTGCTAAAGACACGCAGAAGCTTTACCTATGGAGTGGCTCTGCTTATGTAGAAGTGTTCCCTTCACAAGCTTTATTAAATACATATCAGTTAAGAAGTGAGAAGGGAGTTAGTAATGGTTATGCTTCTCTTGATAGTGGCGGTAAAGTTCCTATCAGTCAATTACCGAGTTCTATTATGGAATATAAAGGAACTTGGAATGCAGCTACTAACACGCCTACACTTGCAAACGGAACGGGCGACACGGGCGATGTTTATATTTGTAACGTAGCAGGAACAGTAAACTTTGGAGCTGGTCCTTTGACTTTTGCAGTTGGCGATTATGTTATTTATAGCGGTTCTATTTGGCAGCGTTCAAGCGGTGCGGTGGGTACTGTAACAAGCGTAGCTGCAACTATTACAGGGGATAGCCTTACAATTAGTGGCTCTCCTGTAACTACATCAGGAACTTTAGCTTTTGCTTTTAATGGCACAACGGCTCAGTACATTCGTGGCAATGGTACTTTAGAAACTTTCCCTACTTCTTTAATTAGCGGTACGGGTAATGTAAATGCTATTCCTAAGTTTACTGCTAATACAGTTTTAGGCAATAGTTCAATGGAAGATGATGGAAGCTTTGTTTCGATGCGTGGTTTAAAATTAAACCTAATAGCAGGAACGGGTAACTCAATAAACTTTCAACAAGCTTCGGGTATTATTGCGGCAGGTCTTGGTTATAGCAGTATTGGTGCAGCAGGTTCAACGGGAATTAAATTTTACTTAGACCAAAATAGCACCACAAGAAGCTTTGTTTTAGACACTACAACTATTACAAGCGATACTGAGCGTACTTATAGTATGCCTAATTCAAGCGGTACTTTAGCCCTTACTTCTCAAATACCAAGCTTAACGGGTTACGTTCCTTATACGGGAGCAACGGCTAACTTAGATTTAGGAACGCATACTTTAATTGCTGCTAAAGGTACTTTTTCAAGTTCTGGTAGTGGCGATACAGTTGGCATAACACATTCAAGCGGTAGTGGTATTGCTTTAAATATTACTAAAGGTGGTAGTGGCGAAGGCTTATACATAAACAAAACAAGCGGTTCGGGTAACGCTGCAACAATCATAGGCACTTTAAACGCAACTACTTTAGTTAAGTCGGGCGGTACATCTTCGCAATTTTTAAAAGCCGATGGTAGTGTAGATAGCACATCATACGGCACGGGTTCGGTAACCTCGGTAGGCTTATCTTCTGCAACAAGCGGAGTAACTATCGGTTCTACACCAATTACAACAAGTGGAACGATTACTTTAGCTATTGCAACTGCAAGTGGTTCACAACAAGGTTTATTAAGTAGCACCGATTGGACTACGTTTAACAACAAACAAAGTGCTTTAACTAATCCAGTAACGGGTACAGGTACTACTAACTACCTACCTAAGTTTACAGGTGCAAGTACAATAGGAGATAGTTCTATTAGTGATGTTGCATCAAGTCCTTTATCAATAGTAAAAAATGCCTCTTCTATTACTTCTAATTTAATTTTTATTAGTCCTACAACAGGAACTAATGCTTCTATTTTACAATTAGATAATGCAGGAGCAGGTAGTTTTTATATAGGCAGACAAAATAGTGCAGGTAATAGTGTTTTATTAAGTGGACTTGGTTCTTATGCAAGTGTAGTAGGACATACAGGTTCTCAAACTTTACATTTAGTAACTAATGCTTTAAGCAGAGTACAAATAGATGGCTCAGGCAATTTAGGATTAGGAGTTACACCGAGTGCGTGGGGAAATTCAGCAATAGCTTTACAAATAAGAAATGGGTCAATTTGGAATTATAATAATTCAGATAACTTAATTATAGCATCAAATAATTATTTTGATGTAACAAATGCCGCTTACAGATATGTAATTACAGGATTTGCAAGTGAATATACACAAGACCAAGGTAAGCATATTTGGAAAACCGCTCCTTCAGGAACGGCAGGTAACGCTATATCCTTTACCCAAGCAATGACGTTAAACGCTTCAGGTAGATTAATTTTAAATACTACTGATGACAATGCAATAGGTAGATTACAAGTTAGAGGTAATGGTACTTTTACAGGTACAGGTTATGATACTATTAATTCACCTGAAGTACAATTAATTAATACAACATCTTCAACAGGCAGAACGTTTGTTTTAAATTCACTTAATTCAGGTGGGTTTCAAATTGCAGATAAAACGGCAGGGGGAGCAAC